TACTCGGTCCAAACCTACCTGCATCCGCTAAGACGGGTCGCTAAACCCCTTCGGTATTACCTTATCCGCATCTGCCACGGATTATTCAGTCACTATACTATTCCGACCGTCGCCGAAAACTCTTTTAATATGGTTAAGACAATATTCGTATTAGGAATGGATCACTACCCCCATCCTTTTGTTCAGTGTAAACGGCGATCGACGACCGCCCGAATATTGCCTCAACCATATTTTGGTCGGAGATGCAGGATTTGAACCTGCGACCCTCTGGTCCCAAACCAGATGCGCTACCAGACTGCGCCAATCTCCGTTACTTATTCATCTTTTTAATCTTTGAAAAATCAATACCCATCAATCTACCCAGTGGATTTTTAATCAAATACAAATTCCAAAAAGTTTGAGTAAAGTTGTACTTCCAATACTCTTTTAATCTAGGTAGTTCCATACTACTATACCTTCCACCTCCGGCATGCCTGTTTGGAAGCTTGACGCTTCTTATCGGCAACTACTTTTTTCTGGTAGTATCCTTTGCGGAGTTGCGCTGCTATAGGATTACGCATTCGCCCTTTTCCTTTATTCTCACATATTCCATAAAGGTTTCACCATCGTCGACCCATTGTTCAAGACTCATATGACTGAGTTGATCAACATAGGTGCTAGTCTGTTCAAACGTTTCACCATCATCATACGTCCAGACAAAATATCCGGGGTACTGATGCAAACTAAGGTGTTCCTCACCGATAATTTTTAGAATTGTGTTTCTTTTCACGTTTTTTCTCTAGTCATCAGAATACAGTATAATATACTATAGGAAACAGCGAATGTCAATAACTTTCGTGTAAAGTTTTAAGCAAAATCCAGATCGATCGTCGTCGTTTCGTAAAAACCATCACCAGTAAAGTAAGGCACTTCTACATCATCGTATTTGTCTTTGATAAGTGTAGAGGCATCTCCGTTAATCGAAACAACACCAGCATCATTCCATGTCCAGACTTTAACTTCCCAGTCACCAGTCCAGATGTTTGGTTCATCCGCCTTCACCCAATCCATAACGGCATTGAGAGTTAGCTGAGTATCGATACCCTCATCATCTTCAACAAGGTATCGAATACCTGCCTGTGGTTCTTCAAACCACTCTGCATCACTATAATATGAAATAGCAGGAGTTTCACTTTCTGTAGTATCCACCCTTTCTCCTGCAAAAACTTCTTGGTAGAGAACCCATCCACCAATAATTGCAGTTAAAGTAAGACCAACTGCGCCTAATCCAAGAAATAACATTATATTCTCCTATAATAAAATTGGCCCGCCCTTCAGGACTCGAACCTGAAACCTACGGTTTAGAAGACCGTTGCTCTATCCTGTTGAGCTAAGGGCGGATACTATATCTATTGACTGCTTAACATAATTACAGATACCATAACTGCAACTCGATCACCAACATTATATTTACGATCTACAACTGCACTACCATATTGATCATTCCATTCAAAATAAATATCATAATTATCTACAATGGTTTCTACACGATCAACATACTGCGTAGAGCATTTAGTCTGTTTCTCATATCCAATAATTCGAGTTTGATCAGCACGACCTGCTTCTGCTGCAACTACACCACCAATAACAGCACCTGCTGCTGCACCTTCATCTTTATCTGTGATTGCCTTACCAAACAATCCACCAAGGATAGCACCACCCAAAACTTCTAGACCTGTAGCACCTTGACCTTGAACTGTACCATAAACAGGAACATTCTCTTCACGGCAGACTTGCTGTGGTCGAGATGTAGTAATCTGTTTATAGTTAGGAACTACACTGGTAATCTCTGCATATACAGGATCAGCATCGAAATTAACAGTGTTATGCTCCGCAGCTGCAGGAGTGGCACATGCGCCAAGTCCTACTAAACTTAAAACCGAAAGAATTCGTTTCATTTATGCACCTTCTAAAACTTGTGTCATGGATGGACAAACTGTTGCTGTATAGAATCCACCCGAGGATACGGCACCTGCTGCTGCACCAACACCAGCGCCAAGGAGTGCTTCAGTACCACTAACATCACCATTAGAAAGAACAACCATCGCTGCAGTACCAGCAAGTGCACCAATCGCCATATACTGCGGCGTATATTCGTTATGGTAGACTACGTTAGTACATTCACCGAGTGGACGATCGAGTTGCGCACAACCTGTCAGACCGAGCATAGCGATAGAACCAAGAATAACAAATTTCATTTTTTAAGCTCCTACAAGAGTGTAATAGATATCTTCCCAACCTTGAACACGTTGTTCAAAGTCAAACTGCCGATTATGAGGCAAATCAATCAAGAACGAATCAAGACCAAGTTCCTGACCCAGCACAGCATTTTTATATTTATCTTCTACCCAAACGCAACCTGTGTCACGGTATTTCTCAAGTGCATCATCTTTATCAGCACCTGTATCTAGGCAGACCAGTTCATCAATAACAGACTCGCCGAACAGAGCATGAAGATTCTGGAGACGTGCCTTATATGCATATTTGTTCAGAGACATAGAAGTAATTACACGCAGAACATAACCACATTCTTCATGCAATTTCTTCACATACTTGACTGCATCCAAATGTGGAGTCAGATATGCCATGGCAGCAGAGTTATTAAATTCACGGCAAAGACCTTCTGCTGCTTGTTTGTTAATAAATCCGTACCGTTTCCATACTGCATATCCGGTATCGTCTTGTTCAGTATAACCACGCTCTGCCATAAACTCTTTGAAACCAAAGAGCCAGTCAACGAGTACACCGTCGCAGTCAGTTAGGATTACCTTATCAGCAAGGTTACTTTTCATTAGTCAGTTGCTCCATCAATATCTACAGCGTATTCATCTACTTCTGTAACGTTAAAAAATGTTGATTCGTATTGAACCAAATCATTATAGTTTTTTTCACTTACCATATAAGGTGAATGCTGGACCGAGAATTCTACTCGAATATGTATGCGATCTGCAATATACTCATCTGCTTCCCAGCGAGTATCAAACATCTGCACATCAGGATTAAGGTCGAGATAATCAACAAACTCGGTCACTTTAAACGTCATATGTTTTATTCCTCAATAAGTGCTTTAAAGTCTGCGATCATACCCTCACAGGCAGTAACAGCACGTTCACGTTCAACGGGGTCTTCAATCTGCTGATACTTAGCAAGGTTTGCTTCACAAGCAGCAATGTAACTTTTAATCTGTTCAATCATCCCATATTCCTATACAGCAGTTCATAGTACCAGTCTGGATCAGCGTCTTTGAGGATACTAAGTGGAGTGCCACCATCTTTCATCAGTTTTGCATATCGTTCTACGCTGAACATCTCCATGATCTTCTTCATAACCCGAGCTTTGGTGAAAGCACCACGGTACTTGAAGCGAGCGATGAACAGAGGCTTACGAGTACCTACACGAGACGGGTGAACGTTTGGACCTTCTTCGTAAGACTCAGCAGTCTCATATGGACCGTGGTACATAAGGTATCCACCGTGGTAGGAAAAGTCGTCTTTATTAAACTTAGTCATGTTTTTCTCTTTTATCAACTTACACATAGAATATAGAGCCTAACAGGATAAATGTCAACAGTTAAAATGAACTTTTTTCATCTTTTTTGCGTTTTTTTCTGACGCCATACCCCAACCTTTTCATTATATCTAATCGTTCTTCATCAGTGTATCTGCGCCAGTTAGCAATCTGCTCTCGAGTACGACCACACCCAGAGCATACACCTTCTATAATTTTACAGATTAATACACAAGGTGTTATATACATAGTTGGTACTCCCTGCGAGACTCGAACTCGCACTTCCAAAGGAAAACGGATTTTAAGTCCGCAGCGTCTACCATTTCCGCCAAGGGAGCATACTCTTTATTCACATACACAAATCATCATAAAGAAGAGTATACTGCCTATGCTTGCTTGTGTCAAGCGAAAAAATCTTCCAGAATATCTTTTTCAACATGTTTTTACTCCTAGGATAAGAAAGGGGCGAAGAGAGTATATTCCCCCCGCCCCGAAAGACACTTGAATTATATATTATGCTTATTTATTCGTCAAGTATAAAGTTGCTCCTCTAAATCTTTTATTGATCTACCCAGATAGTCCCGTTTCAGTTTCATCTGCCTTACTAAAGTATCTCTCCCTTGTTTAATGAGTTTTCGTTCATAATGTTCAAGTTCACGATAATCTTTTTTGAGACGGTCAATTTGAGAAACGAGCATATAATGCATTCCTTTGGTTAGTTAATAGACCATAACGAAGTTAGTCAGGAGGCATCAGATTTGGGTAGACCTCCTTGACTAGAGCAGATGAAATACCTTTGAATGGTTTTTTATCTTTCATCTGCAATACAACTTTAGCATCCTCTGGGTGGATACCTTCTAAAAGATTGATGAAAATAGTCTCTCTTTTGATAGGTCTCATATTTCGAGCTTTCTGACCCACGAAATACTGCATATCCCTACACTTCCTCAAGAGACTGGTAGGAGCGTTGTGTGCTTCTGATGGTGTGTATGGTGGCGCACCTTCAGGCAACATAAGTTTTACATTGGGATTATAACATCCTTGGAGAATAGTCTTCAATCCAAAGGAGTCATACTTTTTGAGAAGAGCAATCTTGTCTGCTTTTTTCTTAGCAGCACCTACTTTCTCTAATACTTCAAAAATTTCTAGTTTAACTTCATTCACCATCATTGTCTCTTTTCAAATGTTTCGCATTAATCCGACACTGGATATATTCATTAAAGTAATCATCTCTTAGCAGCACATCATACTCAAATTGATATTTTGCTTCATAGTAGGAGCATTCACCTTTAGTCTTACAGAATTTCAAAATTTCTCTGTAGTATTTATCTCCGCCGACTTCTTCAACTTGCTCTTGAAGCAATTTATTAGAACCATAATATTTTTTCCAATCTGATTCTTTTGTGACGTATTTAGTTTTAGTTCCGCCAGACTTAGTCTTTACCTTCGTCTTCCTACGGTTCCAGAAGAGTTTTTTGCCGATATACTTCTGTAGGGTGTCAAGGTTCTGAATCCTGTAGACGAACCCTACAAACTCCTCTGGAGCGGTTTCAGGGTCATACTCGGCAAACTCATGATACCACCCTGTATAATGATCAGACATAAAAAAATTCCCAGTCAAATTATCAACTGGGAATATTTAGTTTAGTCGCAAAGACATCCTGCATCGTATTCTGACACCTCTTCATCTGTGAGTTCAGAACCACAATACGGGCAATGATTTGGTGGTTCATCGTAAATTAGATGAACCACACTCTCTACTTCGCAGGTGTCGCAGATAATACGATATTTCATAGACTCTCCCTAAAAGTCGATTTCACAAGCACCACCAGCACATGCAGCAGCGCCAAGAGTATCAACGTCAGTAAACTTCTTTTCTGACAATTCAGAAATCCATTCTACTTGCATGTAGGAACGCTTGATCTTTTCCCATTTATGAATCAGGTATGCGTCCTTCAGGCAGTATTCGGTTTTCTTCAGGTCCCCTTCAAGGTATTTATCTGCAAATGATTGGAAACGACGCACCCAATCTTTCTTCAGAGTATTCTTAGAGTTTTCTGCGGAGATATCTTCACCATACCCTTGAGCGGTCATACATGCCATCCAAAGGTCGCTGAATGCCTGCAGTCCATCTACTACGAGACCGGATGCTAGAATACCCGCCACGCCATATTTTTCCACCATCTTTTCAGCGTCGATGACTTCAGTATTCGGCGCTTGATTAAAATCCTTGTCCCCAGAAGTAGACAAGAAAGAAATACCAGCAAAGTTATTCCTATTGCTATAAACATATTCAGCAACATCATCCCAGTCCTCCACTAGAATTGTATTTGATACGTTATGACTAACAGTTGGGTCTGCACAAAGTTCTGGATTCTTACCAGTGTTTACCCAGTGCTTCTGTGCTTTAGCAACCAGATCGAGATGCTTAGTGCCAATCAACTCGTCTTTCAGAATAGAACCTTGCTTTGGAGTAATTGGGAAAGAGACAACAAAGTCAGTTCCATTAGCAGACCATACAGAGTCTTCTACCATCTCTGGATTTGTTTTAGCAATGAGTTGTGCAACTTCAGACTCTTTGTTTAGTTGGATGTTTCGGATATACCTCTCAGAGTGTTCAGCGTGGATTCCACTTGCTGTTCCCAAGAGTACAGAAGCATTGCCAGAAGGCTTAACGCAAGTAGTCCGAGCAGCAGCGTTAATCCCGAGAAGATTAGCAACTCTCTTATTAGTATCCTTAACAATTTTGGCACCTTTTTCCAGAATCTTTTCATCAAACAAAATCTCCGGGTTATTCATCCATCCAGTGATAGACACACCAAGCAATGCTTCACGGTCAAAGATTTGCTTTGTAGTATCTGGAAGGAACTTAAAGTCTGTATATCCTGCTTGGAGAGTCCCGAGAATAGCAGCTGCTTCACATGCCTTATAGAAAGACTCTTCATCTACACAAAGACCACCATTGATCTCTGTCAGATTACAACCCTGCCAACCAGACTGACCATCAATCTGCGGGAACATGCCAATCTCTACGCAAGGATTAGTTGTATGCTCTGTAGATTCTACAAATACAAATCCTGGTTCGCCAAACTGCTTAATGCTGTCCATAATTTTCATAAACTGTTCTTCACTCGTTTCTTTACGAACAATCACAGCAGAGTTGTTAGAACGTGCACGTTGTGGATTATCATTAAACCAGTTACCAGTCTTAGCGTTCATCATTTCTGTATCATCTGGCGAGAACAGACAGATAGTTGCAGAACGACGCACACCACCAGATAATACAGCATCAGCACAGTGCATCGCAATATCGTAGACGTGAATAGGACGGAGCTGGACGGGTTCTTTGGAATTCATTACCACACCTTGAATTAAATATTCAATGCGGTCGAGTGCCTGTCTCAGTCCGTCTGGTCCCGGTGCCTTAAACCCACCAGAAATCTTAGCACCTTTTGGACGAATATTCGTCATATCGAAGAATACACGACGACCTTCAAACTCTGGATGAGTACCACCACCTACAAAGTAAGAAGACATCAACACATCTAGTGCTTCTGCCCAACCTTCAATAGAGTCTTCTACAACATAACCTTTTGCTTGTTTCTTACGCTCTTGTACAGCAGGCAGTTTATTTACATGATGATGTTGTACAGAGAAACCTGCGCCTGCACCGCAAAGAAGAATATAGAAATATTCACCAAAGA